TGTTAATAACATTCAAATCTTTTGATTGTGCAAAATCTTGGAAAGATAACATTGTACCAGCCTCTAAATTGGTAGCACTTGGAGTACAGACAATAGCTATCACATTGTCATAATGAAAATTAGTCGTTGGATTATTTAAATCAGGTTGAAACGTTACTTTAATTCTATTAACACCACCACCTGGATTATCAGGACCATCATTAAAATATTTCGCCTTGGTATTAAATAAGTTTAATCTTTCAGATACACTTAAACTTGACGTAAAATACCCATATTGAGGTGAATTTTCATCTGTTTCTAAATTAGGGTTTTCATCATTATTTGTTGATACAAATAAACCAGGCACTCTTGTTGATACCGTGAATGAATCGTCATCAACATTACCCAAACCATTTCCAGCAAATAATGTTTGATAAACAGAATCCGCAGTTTGGACGTTTGGTGAATTTGCACTACCATTATACTTTTTATTAATAATATATTGAGAATTAATCTCAAACGGTGTCAATAATGATGAACCAGGTCCTTCAGGAAGTGATGCGTCAGCAGGTTCTGTTTCTAACTGTTCAACACCGGGCTCATCTTTAGGTAAATCTCCATTATCACCACAATCACAAAATGAACACTCCGGATAAGATAAATTTGGTATTTTAATATTTTTTAATTTATCAGGGAATTCAAGAATTTGTTTTGCTAAACGATTAGCATCCGCTAAACCAGGACAAGACATCTTATCTCTTAAATTTCTGAATCGTCTACCAAGACCAAATGGTAATGCTCCAAGAATACCTAAAAGTCCTTTTAAAATATTACAAATAAACCCAACAACGAGTATTAATGGATAAAGAATCACTACTAAAATTATACCAATAACTTTAAGAACAAACCAAAGGATATGGATAACGGGTATTAATGAAATAAAAACCGGTCTGAATAAAAATAACATTATCCAAAATAAGAAATAAATTAAATCAAACCTAAAAACACCATCATTAGTTGGGAATTTATTATTTTCACTTTCACAAGATTCATCTAAAATATTTTTAATACCAATAAATTGGTTATTTAAATACCCTTTTCTGTATTGGTCAACCAATTGAGATACCGTGTAAACTTTATTGTACTGCATCAAATAAAACGTGTCTGTACAATCAATTGCCGATTGAAAATCAACATAATCATCCCAATCTAAACTAAACGCATATGACTTATGTTTAAGGGTTGAATTTGGGTCAGTATCTGATGAAGTCCATCCATGTTCTTTAATATTTGGTACTAAAAAATACCCTCGTTTAACTGATTCGGATAATGAAGGAGATTGATTCCATTTAACTTTAAATCGATATTTACCTTTAGTTGGAATCCCTTTTTCAGGGTCATCTGATATAACTTGTTCACCAAACTCATTAGTTATTAAATAATCTAAATTCATTGGTACATCAACTAACCAAGTCCCGTTATCATCAATAACTTGTCCACCTTCTTCTAAATCAACTGTCTCTAAAATTGGTTTACCCTGAGCATCTAAAAAAATAGTCTGTCTTATTGCTAATATTTCACCCGGACCTGTAACTAAAGTACATTGTGAACCGGATTTAAGTCTAGGTTTACAACTTCTTGGAAGAGCTTCGTCGTCATTACTTGAAACAATAGACCCCATAAAAATAGCGGTCGGTCTAATATCAATTCCCGCCTCATTTGATAAATCAAAATCAGTTCTTGTAATACCCAAATTACATATTTCTGGTTGACCCCATAAAGGTTCAACTTCAATTGTTCTATTAATAGTAATAATTTGAGGTAATGAGTTTAGATTTGTAGAAGATTTAAAGTTTATACCCGCAACTTGAGTTGGTGTTGCAAGACCCATTCTTATCAAATCTTGAGGTGACAATGAAAATTCACCAATATCTGATAAATCAATATCAACCACAATTGTTTGACTTCCGGTAGGTACACCAAAAATCATATAATCACCACTAGAATTGGTTACAGTAGAATACTTGTAATACTTGTCATATACCTGTATTAATGTTGGGTCAGTTAAAACATTGTCTCTTGTAAAAAAAGTTCCTGTTGGATTATGCCCCGAATGTGATTTAACATATGGTAGTAGATTATATCTGTAACCATCTTCATTTAAATCTGTTAATGATTTATATGGGTATAAATCAGAAACAACAGGATTAAGTTCGTCTTGAGCATCTAAAGGAATAAATACGGATACTTTAGCATTTGGAATACCAAAACCATTATTTACACTTACTCTACCTACAATAACCCCATAATCCGAGCATTGTCTTGTATATATTTGACTTGGTAATAATTTTAGAGATAATATTTCTAAATACTCAAATTCTTGTTCTATCAAGACGTTAAGTGATTTATCAACACCAGGCTCAGTACGTATTCTAAATGAATTGGACATAATAATCTTTTTTAATAAATAGTTTATATACTATTTTCAAAAGATAATTCAATAAAATTTAAAATAAATTGCTAAGAGAAATTAACTGTTTTAATATTTTTAACTCTAACGTTAATGTCTTTATTAGGATATCTAATTTGATACACTTGTCTTGGTTCTGCAAAAATTGTGTCATCCACTAATTCAATTTGTTTAGTTTCAGAATCAATGTATCTTTGAGATGTTTGAGAAGAAGAGTATTGACCCCCAACTTTATTAAAAAATGTCATGTCAGAAACAGAAATCACCCCATTTTCACTTTGAACTAATCTTCTTAATTCAGACACATTAACATTTTCACCCATTTCTTGGTTTGTTGGGTCAAAATAGTCAGATATTATATTAATTATTTGAGAAACAATAGAACCTTGATTTTGTGAGTTATCTAATACCACGTCAACATTGATAGCTAAGTCAATAACGTTAGCACTTTCAATTGATACATAATCATTAATCATACGATAATTTGACAGGTAATTAGCAACATTATTTTTTAGTGTATTGGAAACTATTTCAGTCAATCTACCGGTTTCATCATAAGACAACATTTGAACTTTAATCTTATTGTTTTCTTCAGTTATCGCAACTTTAGCCGGTGCTCCAAATTGTGATGGCATTGTTCTAATAATTGATTCGTAATCATTTACGGTAACGGCTCTATTTTGAGCAGTAAAGTTATATGATACTAAATTTCTCACTTCTTCTGTTGTTGGGTAATTAGCCCCACCAATAGCCGCAGTCACATTATTACATCTTAAAGAATTAACAACAGTTGTGTTCACAGATTCCGACGGCCCATTCACGAAGAATGAAACAGTACCTATTTGAGTTATAACTCCAACACCTAAATTACTTCCCGTTCCTCCACCAATTCTATATTGAACAAATAAAGTTGAGTTAGGTTTTAAAGTACTACCTAAAGCAAAGTTATTAGAATATTTGTATAAATTTAATGGCTTACCATCTCGAGCAAATTCTCTTAATTGTTCATCAGCCGATTGACTACCACCACCAAAAGTTAGTTTGAAGAAACCTTCAGGTGTATATTCAGTAATAAATTTAGTTGATGTCGCAACATATCTACCAACTTTAATTCCCGGATTATCTGAAACTTTTGTTGGGTCTTCAACAAAAACTCTATCTTGGGCTAAAGCTTGTACTTCTAACCATCTATTATCAACACCTAAAAATTCTTGATTTGAAGGTACATTCGCATATTGTGTACCATCTTTTAATAATACACTTGTAACACCTAAAACTGTCTTTTCAGGTAAAAATAATTCAAAGAATGGTCTTACATCATTTGCAGTAATAACTCTTTTAAAAACTTTAGTAATTCCATTAACAACAGTTTCTCTTTTAGTTATAGTATAATTTAATAATTTATTATTAGAATCAAAATTGGGAATTTTTAATCTGTTTGGGAATCCTTCAGAATTTGTTGGTGATGAAAAATCAATATCATAAACCGTTTCAAATACTTGACCCGCACCACTTACTTGCGAACCTCTACGTAGTATACCACAATATCTTAAATCTTCTTTATCACCAAAAGCCGGTACTGTTATTGAAAAATCAACTAAAGCTACTGATGGTCTTTGACCCGGAACTTTTAATCCATAGGTTTTGGCGATATTAAAAACTGATGACCTTTGTTGAGCATATTGTAATACCGTTTCCTGAATACTTCTATCAATATTAAATTGAAGGTTATCAGTAACCGCAGCATTTAAATCTAATAATACAGAGAATACACTTGCATCATTAAAGTTGTCAACTAAATCCGGATAATAAGTTCTAGTGAAGTTTATTAATTCAGTTCTAATTGATTGGAAATCTCTCGTAGTATACGATATTTTTTTATTTGCCATATTCTTTAAATATTTAGGATTACAAAATCACTAGCGTTAAACACGTCATTATTTATTTGATAATCTATTTTTACTTTCGCAGTGTGTTCTTTAGTTCCAATACCCGGTACTCTAAAAACGCGTGTATCGTATTGGTCAATATAAGTACCTTTATCCTCCTCACCATCGGATGCCGCAGTAATACTTATATTTTGTATTGTTATTCCGGGAATGTATTCTTCAACCGCATCTCTAATTTCAGCATCAATATCTGAAAAAGTTGGACCGTCTAATGGTTCAAAAATAAACTCATACAATCTTGTTCCAAAATCGGGTAAAAAATATCTACTTCCTTTTCTAGTTAATAATAAATGTATTAAGTCAGTTCTAGTTTCTTCTGCACTATCATTAGAAAGGTCTAAATACTTTCCATCATAAGAATCCCTAAAAGGGAAATTAATACCATATGTTTTTCCATCTGCCATATCTATAAATATAGTGTCGTAATTATTTTTTATAAATACCCCCAAAATAAAAAATCACGACCTAAGCCGTGATTTATATTCTTATTAAGAACCACACCCAAAACACTCAAACTCGGAATCCGAAGGTTTTTGTGTTAATTCAACTTTTGGTTTTTCAATTTGTTTTGGTTGACCTACTTTAGATATGTCCACCGCCAAGTGTTTTGCTCCGGTTGATATTGCTTTAGTTCTAACATAATAACAAAGAGTTTTCAAACCTTTACCCCAAGAATGGAAGTGTGATGATGAAATTTTTGATAATGTCGGATTTGACATATAAATATTCATTGATTGTGATTGGTCAATGAATGGTGCTCTGTCGGCCGCCATATCAATAAGTTCTCTTTGTGATATCTCCCAAATAGTTTTATATTTAGGAATTAAATGTTCAATTCTTTTAACCTTTTTATTATAGTTTTTTTCTTCAGGGTCAAGGTAGTGATTAAAGTTAATATTTTGAATAGAACCTTCATTCATAATGATTTCATTTTTCAAATCTTCAGACCAAATACCAATTTTCTCAAAATCGTTAATTAAGTATTTGTTAACAATTAAGATTTCACCCCCAACAACTCTTCTGTTAAATAATGCCGAGTGAGCCGGTTCTGTCATTTCAAATGAACCTGTAATCTTAGCTGAAGATGCTACTGGCATCTGAGCCGTGAATAACGAGTTACAAACCCCGTGGTTGGACACTTCTAATTTAAGTGAATCCCAATCCCACATTCTTCCCAATCCTT